GTCCTCGAGCGCCTTTTTCTGGGCCTGATATTCGGCGTTTGCCTGTCTAAATGGCTCACGGAGTTTCGGGAACCATCCGAGCGGGTCCATGACCTGGGCCATCATCGCGGGCAATCCTAGCATTGCCACGCCGATCTTCTGTATCTTTAGGCCCAGCTCGCGGATGAAAATATCGACGCGGTTAAGGACGGTTTCGAGCACCAGCGTCACGACCTCGGGGCTGAATATCGCGGCGGTTGAATCCATCAAGCTGGCCATCTTGTCGATTGCTTCGGCGAGAATCGTCAGCGTAGGACGAATGGCCAACCCGATATTGGTCCAGGCCGATTCCATGTTCGCGAGCGCCCGCTCCATCGGCGTGAGCTGTTTTTCGGCTACCCGCTCGGTCGTTCCGCCGGCTCGGCGCAATGCTGCCTCGTAAATCGCAATCTGGCGCGATTGACCGATTAGACTCTGGATGAAGACAACTGAGCGGTCTTGGAATCCGAGTTGCTTCAAGGTGAGCTTTTTGGTTTCATCGCTCGCGCCGGCCAGGGCATCTTCCAAGTCGGCGAGGATGGATGCCATATCCTGCATCTTTCCGCTAGCATCATAGACCTGGACTTTCGCTGCTTTGAATGCTTCGGCATTGGTGATAGCCTTGGTCGTCAAATCGCGCATGACGATGTTGAGGGCGGTTCCAGCTTCTTCGCCCTTGATGCCCTGATTCGCGAAAGCGGCGAGCACTGCTACGGCCTCTTCGATGTCCTTGTTTACGATTTTGAACGCGGCCCCAGCCTTGGTCGTCAGCGATTGCGAGAACTGTTCGACCGTCGCGTTGGCCAAGGTGTTGGCCTTTACGAGCACGTCGGTAACGCGGGTCAGATTGCGAAGGTTCTTTGTGGCGTCGCCAACCTTCATTCCGAGCGCCGACTGCGCATCGGCCGCAAGGCTGGTCGCCGTGGACATATCGAACATGCCGGCTTGGGCGAATTGCGCCACGGCGGGCAACGCCTTAAGAGCCTGTTCCGCGGACAACCCGGCCGACGCTAGATAGAAATATGCCTGCGCCGCTTCCGCAGAACTGTTCTTCGTGGCCGCCGCCACCTCCAGGGCGGTATTGACCATCTGCTTTCTAAGGCCCAAATCAACATGGCCCATGATGGCAAGTGAGCGGGCCATCTGCTGCGAAAACGCCTCGCCGGCCTTCGCGGCCTTCCCGAGCGTAACGACCGTCACCGTGGCCATTCCCGCTATCGCGATGCCGACATTGCGAATCGTCCGCGCAGTTGTCCTCATCAACTTTTGGAAATGCCGAAGCTCGCGGCGCATCTGCTTGAACCCGCGCAGAAACTTGCCCGTCTTAGCGATGACGGAAACGGCTAGGGTTGCTGCGCTACGAGCCATTCTTGCCCCCATACGCGGATTGAGTCATGGCCACGAACTTCTTGAGCGCCGCGTTAATGGCCTTTGGCGTCGTACGTTCCGGCTTGCGATATTGACGGCCCCAGTCTGGAAGGAAATTCTTCATCTTCGGGCGACTCGCGCCCTTCTTGACGAACGGGGCTGTGAATGTGGAACCTAGCATCGCGGCCAACCAATCCACTCGGTCTTCAATCGCCGGGCTTAATGCGAGAAAACCCAGCCATTCCACAAACTGCGGCCAGGTCAATTCATCGAGCATCGCGTCAACGTCGAGACGACCGAGGGACCGCGCTAGCGCGTAGGCCGCTTGCCGCGCCGGCGCTTTGGCAAGTTTTTTGCCTTATCCTGGGCCGTTTCCTTGGCACCGACATATTCGGCGATCTGACCCGCAAGGTCGATGACAATTTCGGCGGGCCATTCCTCCAGGCTTTCGGCGTTTCCATTCAGCAGCGGAGTACCATCTTTCTCGCAAAGGGCCGCGGCGCAAATCTTCATCGATTGACGCATAATCGCTGGCTGGTCTTTTTCGTCGATATCCTCGCCGAACAGGTTATCGAGCACTGAGCGTGCCGTCAGTTTGCGGATGTAGATTGCACGCGGACCGTCTGCCGTTTCTAGTTCGATTTCCTTCAGCGGCCATCTGAAAGCGCTTGTCATAAAACCTCCGTTACGGCGTCGCATCCTGAATCACGCGGACATTGAGCGTTGCAGTCGACCCGCTGGCGTTGGTGATGAACAGCGCCGTGACGTCGGTACCAAGTTGGAACGAGTCGTAAGAGTCCGTCGTCCATATATATGGAATATCCGCGCTCAGGCTAATGGTGTCATCCGGCGCCCCGCCGTTGTTCGTCTCGACGGTTATATCCTGATCCGAAAGCATGAAAAACGACACCACCGCGGTGACGTCGATTGCAATGTTTATTTGGTAGTCTGTCGCAGAGTCGGCAATCGTCTCGCCTTCGATGGCGGCCTCGCCAGTTGCCGAATATTGCGTAGACGTGACAAGCTGCTTACGCCCATCACTCCAGTTTTGGATAATGGTATGCACTGCCGCCATCATTCGTCTCCTTCGGTATCGATATTGATGTCGATCGTCGCATCATCTTCGCCTGGCGCCGTCTCGCTCGCTGGCCTTCCATCGCCGGCGTCTTTTCGCACGTCCGTGACTTCCGGCGGAAGATTTGGGAGGTCGTAGAGATTTTCCCAATCGCGTTCGGAGTCCCTCGGCTGACTCTCGCGGAAGCGATAAACGCCGTGAAAGCGTACCGGCGTCTCGCGAAGTTTCGATCTTCCGACGAAGCCCTGGAACACGACCTCGCCGGGACCGTAGACCCGGCCGCCGATGTTCATGGGAGCGCGATTGATCTTCCCGATCATCTCGCGCTGGGCCTTCCAAAGCTGGTCCTTAGTCAACGGTTCAATCGGTATTTGCATCACGAGTCAATCCCCGTCCAAGTCCCCGTCCCCTGGATCGTAAAGGTGGCGGTCATCACATCCTCAAGAGGCATCGTGAATCCGAATTCAGTCATAAACCCGGAGCCCGCATAGGTCGACGAGTCAGGCGCGGTGATCGTAATCGTCTCGGCCGCCGAACTTATGATAGGCTGTGTCGTCGTGTCAAGATGACCCTCGACGGTAATGACCGGCGGCTCATGCAGATCGGTCGGGATATAACTATGCGCCGTGGTCGTGCCCATGTGGGACGTCTTGACCGCCCCCCGACTGATTGAGCCCACATCAATGTTCGTGATTTCCATCGAAAAGGAAGAGGTCCCGAACGTGATCGTCGTTTCCGTTCCGATATCAGTTGCCATTAGCTAACTCCTATGTCTCTTGCACCCATGCCCGGAATGGGATGGACGCTAGATATTTCCGATCATTGCTCCCGTCGGTCGGCCCTTCATAAAGGCTGATCGGCGCCCGTAGACTGAGTCTCCGGCAATTCGCCGTGTAGCTGCCCGAACCGAGCGTCCCGTTCGTCGCCCGAAATCCATTAACCGCCCCGCGCACCGCGTCGGCCAAAGCATCGGCCTGTGCCGGGTCTTCCTCCCAGCATTCAATATCACCGGTCAACTCGGCGAGATTCGCAACGCCCGTGAAGTGGCCCTGGTGGCCATCGCCGCCGCCCATGACGATAACCGCATAGGGCAACGACGCTCCCGGACGCGCGGCCTGCAAATAGACCTGCGTGCTCACGATCGCCGAAACGCTCGTGTTTCCTTTCAGTTCCGCGGCTAGGGCCTGTTGGAAGCTCATTTCGCCAACCTCGACCATTCAGCCTGGATGCCGTGGCCGATTTCTTGCGACAAAAGTCGGTACTCGGTTTCAGCATGGCGATCGACTGCATCGCGGATAAATCTCATGGCCGCAATGCGTCCACGGCCTTTGCGCTGTTTGGTTCCGTACTCTAAAGCAAACGGATAATACCATTTGTCATCGGGACTAATGCCCAATGTGTCGCGATAGGGGTTGTCAAGTCCCGCACCCATAATGTGCCGCCAATGTCGAAGCGCGCGAACCTTTGCAATCCTGTAGCCGCGCTTTAACGCTCCGGTATCTTCGGGAGCTAACGCCACTACGTACCCGACTTGGCGCTTGGCCGATTTTCTTAGTGCCTTGCGCACTACGCGTTTTTGCGCAATCGCCGGAAGTTTTTCCAACGCGCGGGATAGCCGCTTATCACCTAGCATCTTTATGTCCACCACGGCCGGCATCAGTTCCGCTCCTTGACGTCGAATTCGAGCGTCACATTTCGCATATCGATATTCCGCGGCGTCCCCACGATCTCATAAACGGCCGTGCCGTTGACTAGGAAATGATCCTTAGACAAGACCGCTGCCGTCGCATCGCTGTATCGCATTTCGACGCGGTGCGTGATTTCCTCGTCCACCTGGCGGGCCTCCAATAGTTCGCGAGACGAAAGCGGCCGGATGGAAGCCCACTCGCGGCACACCAGGCCATCGACCTCGCTGATCGTTCCGTCGGCGGCATCGCTAAATGTCGTCTTTTTGACATCTACCAGCGTTCTACGTTTCATCGCCGACTGCATGATTAACCCGCCACAAGCATGATGCTATAAGCCGCATCCAAATCGAGGCCCGAAACCGCTATCGCCTTATGGGTTGCGTCGACGTCCGCGAGTTGTTCCGCCATGTAGAAGGCCGCGCTTTGGCCCGGCAAGAACGTGTGGCTTCCGTCCGAATCGCCCCAAATATTGTAGCCATTCGCTACGGCATCGACGAACGTTATCCCCGCCGTGTTGGCTGACGCTGCGGTTATCTTCACCAGGATGATCTTAAGCCCAGTGAAATCTACGTCAGGAAGATTGCCGAGCCCGAGCGCCGTTAAGTCCAGCGAATCTGCGCCCGCTGCCAACGCCCTATCGTCGCTCCATGCTTTGGTCACCGCGACCGTCGTTGAGCCATCGAGCGTTCCTTTGACGTCGCCGATGTCGTGCACAATCGTCGGATCGCTGGCATCGTCGAGACCGAGCGCCACCGTGTGCTTGGCTTCAAGGAAGAAGTTGTAATTCGCTGTTACGGCCTCGGCCATCACCAGCACTCCCTCGGCGGACCCAACTTCTCGAAATCGCCCGGGAGTTGATAGACCGGCGTCAAGTCACGGGAAGGCCAGGCGATGACCTCTTGCAGGTGCCCGATTCGCACTCGATTGGCAAGGCCGACTTTCAGGCCTGCACGCTTCATCCGGTGCCAGAACTCGATGTCGGCATCGATTCGCTTATCGGTCCAGCCGCCATCCGGGTCGGGCGTGCTCACGAACCAGGGTTTTTCGATTTTCTCGAAGACATCCGCCCTGATAAGCGTCAGCCCGAAATGGCCGCTGCGAATCTGCTGAACATGCGTGTCAAAGTCGGCTTGCCATAGTCCGGTCACCGGCTCGTCGTTTTCATTCGCCTTGCCGAACAACGCCGTGTCATGGCTTCGGCGAGATTGCAGCGGGACGATTGCCGAGTATTCCGGCATCGCCTCGGCGATCCGGTAAAGCTCCAGCACGTCTTCAGCCCGGAATATGGTGTCATAGTCGCAGGTTAAAACGTAGCGGCATTCGTTTGTCGCCAAGACTTGCTCGATCATGGCCGTCAGGACTTGTTGCCAATAGGCGCCCTGGCCGATCTGATAGTTGATTCCCAGCGCGTGAAAAGCGAATGTCGCGCACTGCATATGGATCATCGGGCCGAAACGGGGCGCGGACAAAACGGCGAGCACGCCATCTACGCACCGCTGCCGGCCGTAAGCCTTAAAGCCTTGTAGGTTGAGTGATACCGGAAGGGCCGAACAATCTCTGATTTCCGGTTCCCATTCGCCAATACGGACGAGGCCGGCGTTTATCATCAGCTCGGTCAGCGACTCGCGATCAAAGATGGTCCCATGATGGTCGTTGGGGTCGACATGTGCGCCCATCACATAACCCTGTGATGGAATCGGCACGCCTTCGAGGTATTTTTCGGCGATCCATTGAAAATTCGGAACCGCTATCCGGATTCGCCCGCCGGGTTTGAGCTTCGATACCCAATCGGCCAGCACTTCGGCAACGTTCTGATGTCCGAAATGCTCCAGGATATGGGATGCATAGATTTCGTCGACGGATTCGGCTTCGGCTTCGAGCGGATATGCCTCATGCCCATCCGACCGGTCGACCGGCGTGAAGCCCTCAAGCTCGGTGCCGCCTGCGCCGATATTCAGCTTTAGGGGCTTCGGTGCGCTAATGGTCAGTTCCGATGTTTCGAGCAGTTGTTCCATAAAACCTCAAATCAGCGGCCCCGCATAGGCCCCGAGCATCGCATGCACGTTGTTCAATGGCAGATCGGAATAAGCCTTTTCAGTCAAAGGCCCATACCGTTCGGCCATCAATTCGACCATAAGCCGCAGGGCTTGTACCCAAGGAGTTGGAATAGTCGCGACCGTCGCGTAGCCCGCGATGAATGTCAGGATGATCGGATTGTATATGTCGTCTTCGACGTCGGTCGGCCATGTGACGTTCTCGGCCTCTTTGATCGTCGGGATGACCGATTTGTAATCAACGATGAAATCCGTATTCTCGGTCAGGGTCTGCGAGTTCCCATCCTCATCCGTATAGGCCAGCGACGTAATCGATTGGACCGGACGGCGGGGAATCTCGAGCGTGCTTCCGAAGCTCGAGTAGTATGCCTTCCAAGTGGTCGTGAAAAATGAAATCCCGTGGATGTCCTCGAGATATTCGCGGGCGGCCGTTATGTACTTCTCGATGTTCGGGTCATCGTCTGTTTGCGTCAGCCGCAGATGGGAACGCATGTCCGCCGCCGTCAGCGGTTCGCTGCTAGGATTGACCGATCTTTCAGGCAGCTTGACCACAAATCGCCCTTTTGAAAATTGCCTCGTACGCCGCGACCGCCGCGCGTTGCTTGGCGATGAACTCGGTCAGCAAATGCTTCGGCAGGTCGTCTCGCCACTGCTCGGACTTACCCGAACGGAAGAACTTGGGATGCTCGGCCTTCAAGGCCTCGAACGCCGGGATTCCATCATTGGCAATTAGCTTCATGCCCAAATCGAGCCCTTCCACGGCTTCCGTTATCGTCGCGAGCGGATTAGCAATTAGGTCGTCAAAATGGATGCGCACCGCTGGCCGGCCAAGCCATGCGACCGTATGGGCTCCCCAGGTCGGAATGCCTAGATTGCCGTGAATCGCAGCACGGATCGCCTCGTCGTAGCCCATCCACTTATGCGAAAAGTCGCAAGCGAAATGCGCATGGCTCACCAAGGCGTCTCGCGGGTCGCGGACGAGATGAATCGCCCGCCCGCCCTTCGGGGCCTCATCGACGCCATGTGTCTTGACGAACGTGGGGTCGGGCGCGTTGTTGTTTTGCGGGAAGAGTCGATTGGCGGGGAACAGGTCGCCCGTCGCCCGCCATTCGCTGGTATAGACGGTATGGGTTGGCACCCCATACAAACGTTCGAGCAAGAGACGCAAAAACGTCACCCCGCTCCGTGGATAGGATGCCAACCATACCATCTTCATGTTAGGTCTCCCCTAACGTCAGCCCTGGAAGTCGAGAACGGTACCCGACTCGGTCGTGGTGTTCGGCATTTGCGCCGCTCGCGAAAGCTGGCAGTGCGAATAGCCGACGTGCGTCACGTTGGTCGACTTCACCTTCACGCGCAGATAACGCATGCGGCCATTCAGGGGCATGCCGATACGGTAGGTATTGAACCCGCCGGCCGTCGCGACCTGCGTCGGAATCGTGTAGTCGGTCCCGGCCTTGTAGCCGCTGATTGTCGCAAAGCTCGACGCAACGGTCGTGTCGCATTCCTCGACCTGTAGCGTATTGAATACGGCGTTGGTTGCCAGTCCGGTCACGCTCGCGACGACATTGAAGAGGGCATAATTGTACCCCTTCGTGTCGACCGTCGCGCCCGCAGCAGTCGCCGTATTGGAAACCCCCGTGCTTACATAGCAGGGTTTCTCTTTTGTGGCAGCTCCATGGATCATTTTTTATCCTCCACTGAGGTCTCTTTGTCAGTTTTCCGCGGCCTCCCCGGTCCGCGACTCGGCAAGCGTTCTTCCGGCGCCGGGGTTTCCGCCGCCGTAACCGTCGCCGCTTGTTTCATCGCCGTTTTTGGCTTCCACTTCTTCTGGTCGGCATAGCTAACGGGGGTTAGCGTGCCAGACCGAATCAGGCCGGTGAGTATCGGAATCGGCAAGGTATGGCCGAAAACCCGATCACCTTTCGCCCATCGCTGAAAAGCCTTGGCGAACTCGTAATCACCACCAGGCATCAGCCGGAACCTCCAAGAAGAGCACAAATCGGGCCGGCGGTTGCCGAACTCCCGACGTCGTGCACATTGATGTCGATTCGCTCAGTAGCGAACAGGCCGATTTGGTCGGTCGCCGCGTAAAGCTCGTTGGCTCGCTGGAGGCGAACCGAGCGGCGATCGCCGAACGCACAGGCCATCGACAGGTCGCCGAAGAGCAGCATCACCGCGCCCGTGTAGTCGGTCGCAGCCCCAGACGGCATGACCTGGCTGATTCGCACCGGGTAGCCGAGGAATTGCTTCTGGACGCCCGCAACCGCTTCCGCCGCCGTGGCACCTCCCTGAGACACGGCAAGACGTTGGAAGACCAGCGCCCACGCAGTCTGCGAGCAGTACCAAGCCGGGTCGCCCATCATCGCATACTCGGGCACCTTGGCCAGCACGCCGGACAGGTCGGTGATGTCGATTTCGCCGAATGTATCGTGCGCAGCCGTTGCCGCGGCAACCGCACCGGCGGAATTCGTGCCGGCACCATCCACGTCGAGAATCTGAACATTGACGCCGACCATCCCGCCGTACGTAGCCGTACCATCGCCCAAGAATCCGCATTGGTCCTCGGTCTGACCGAACGCCTTGGCAACATCGACCGCGAACCGGTCGACGATATTGATAATCGAGTCCTCTTCCAGCTCGCTGCTGACCTTAGCCGCAGCCGCCAACTTCTTCGCAACCAGCTTGACCTGGTCGAATTGCGAATCGGACGTTGTCAGCGTTCCGCCCTCGCTCGGGAAATAGGTGGTCAGGCCGCCGGTCTGTCGCGGGACGCTCAGGACATCCGACATCATCGGGTAGGTCCGGGCGTACCTGCGGAATACACCGTAATTCTCGCGGAGGTCGATGATCGCCGCGACCAGTTCGTCGGGAACCAGCGCCCCGCCATCGGCGTTGACGCTCTCGTTCAACGCCCGACATTCGACATCGTTTGCATCGCACCACCGGCGGGCCCGGCTGTTCCCGAGGAATCCCCAGAGCCATTGGCCACATCGATAGGCCTTTTCCTCGCCCTCGCGGGAATTCTCGAAAGCCTTGAGCTTCGCGACCCTATGGAACGTGCGTGGGTAGTTCGCCTGGCGGATTGTGCCGGGCGGGATGACGTTGCGGACTTCATCGGGACTAAGCGTCGCCGCGGTCTTCACCGGGTCGACGGTCTCGATGGCGTTGAGCACGTCTTCGGTCTTCTTGCGCTCGGCAATCAGTCCGTCGTACTCTTTGACTTTTCCGTTCAGCTCTTCGATCTGCGCGAATTCAGCCGCCGTCAGGTTCCGGTCTCCCTCGCTCCGGACCTTGTCCCTGATGTCCTTTAGCGTAAGGACAACGTGTTTTCGCTGTTCGGAGAGCACCGAGAGTGGTTCAGCCATGGTGGCTTCTCCTGCATTGTTTATGTTGATAGGGACGCACGACGCCCCAGAGATGTCGAGTGCTTGGCATCGCGCCAAGACGGGGCATCGTCGCAAAGCTCGGTATCGGCCTATCTCGGCCGCCTTCCTAGCTTGCCTGTCTATTCTGTTTTAAACTGTACGCCGCAAGTTCGGCATATGCAAGCTCTAAATCGGCTTCTACCATGATCTTTGCCAGGTCTTCAACCTTGGTCGATGGTTCCCAGCCGAGTTCTTTCTTTGCCTTCGACGGGTCGCCGCATAGCGCATCGACCTCAAGCGGCCGTCGATAGCATTCATCGTTTCGGATGTGGGCATTGGCATCCAAATCGACACAATCGAAGGCCAGTTTCGCGAATCCCCAAACGCTGGTAGACCGACCAGTGGCGAGAACATAGTCCCCGGGCTCGTCCCGGCCGACCATCAGGCGCATTCCGCGGACGTAATCCGGGGCGTATCCCCAATCGCGGCTCGCTATCATATTTCCCAAAGTTACATGATGGTCTAAGCCGACCTTGATTCGGGTTGCAGCCCGTGTGATTTTCCGAGTAACGAACGTCTCGCCGCGGCGGGGCGATTCATGGTTGAAAAGTATCCCATTCGACGCATGGAGCCCGTAGGCCTCGCGGTACATGACCGTGTTCCAGTACGCCTGGACCTTCGCGGCGGCGTAAGGACTCCGTGGCTTGAATGGCGTCGCCTCGCATTGCGGCGGGGCGGCATCGCCGAACATCTCCGAACTCGAGGCCTGATAGAATCGCGGTTCTTTCCCACTCCGGTCGCGGTAGGATTTCAGCGATTCGAGCAAGCTCAAGCAGCCGATGGCGATCGTCTCGGCCGTGTATACCGGTTGATCGAAGCTCGTCATTACGTGGCTCTGGCAGGCCAGGTTGTAGACCTCGTCGGGCTGGAAATCCTCCAGAATCCGGGCGAGACAGCAGGAATCGAGCATATCGCCATGCACGAGCTGCAACATGTCGTGACCGAAAATGTGGTCGATTCGCTGAGTATTGAAATTGCTCGCCCGGCGGATGATGCCGATGACGTAGTACCCATCGGCCAATAGCGATTCGGCCAGATAGCTCCCATCCTGGCCAGTAATTCCGGTTATGAGGGCCTTTCTCACTGGTCATCACATCCGAATTGTCTCATCGCCGATCATTAATCACCCACGAGCCTATCAATCTCGGCCAATGCCCGCTTGGTTTCGTCGTTCTGCTCTTCCTTGGGCTGCTCTTCGGCGTTCGGTTCGGGTTCGGGCTCGGGCTCGATTTCTTTTCTCGCCGGAACCTCTACGGTTTGACCAGTTTGCCGATTCCTTACCTTGATTGTCGTTGTATCGTAAGCCGGGTAGGTTACGGCGCTTACGTCGAATAGGTCGGCATCGGTGATGCGGACATGGAAGCCACCATCATTGTCGACACGTTCCTCCGCGGCTTTCACCCGGAATGCGAAGCTCATCTGCGACATATCGCCGCGTCGGATCAGCTCCACGACTTCGCGGCCGGTCTCGGTATTGGGCGGCTTGATGACGGTTCGCAAACCCGTTTTGTCCTCGGACAGGCTGAGCGTCGGCGGGCTGCTGGTCGTGCGGCCAAGAACCTTGTCGGGGTTATGATTGACCAGAGCACGGACATCGGCGCCCTCTCCGAGCGTTCTTTTGAACGCGCCCGGGGCGATTGACTCGTAATAATCGCGGAAAAGCTCTGTTTCCTGGTCGAAAACGGCCGCATATCCGGTCAGGGTCGGCTGTTCGCCGTCCTCGGCCCGAAGTTCGCAGCCGTCAATTATCCGCTTCTCGATTTCGTTCGCCATTGCGATACTCCCGAAGTATCCATTCGATGCAGGCTATAAGCCCTTCGCATTCTTCATCCAAGAACTGGGTTATTGGCGTCTTTTCGTCGCCTCTTTGCTGATTGTCGGCATATCGGCGCGTCATGCACGCCAAATGGACGTTCAAGACCCGCTCTTCTCCCGCAAGCAGCGGATCCCCGCGAATGGCCCTTTTCGCGGAATCCGCGGCCGCTCGAACAACGCCGGACAGAATAGAGCGATTCGCCTCAAAATGCCTATCATAGAAGGCTTGTGAGTCGAATGTCTCGCCATTCTTGGCCCTTTTCCGGGCTTTCGTGAGCCGATCTTCCTCGATTCTGGCGATCTGCGCGTAGGCATCGCGGAGGATTGGCGCTAGACCCTCCACGATTCCACGGACGCTATTCTGGATTGGCTGCTGTTCCCGCGGTGGCTCGGGCGGGGGCTCGTTCTGCTGATCCTGAGCATCTAGAAGGCCTTGCGGCGTCGTCATATTCATTGGTACGAGGTAAATCTCGCCCTCGCCATTCGGTAGCGGATTCTGATTCTCGAGTTCGCGAACGTCATCTGCGGACATCCAGCCCCATTGTCTGGCCGTGCTGTAGGCATTATACCGCTTCTCGATGTCGCCCCGAAGAAGGCCGGCAACGAGGTGTTCAACAAAGAACGCCTGCCGTTGCCGCGTCGGAATCAGCTTGCGGATCGCCTCTTGCTCTACATAGGTCATCCACGGGGTCAGCGTATCGCCGACATACGAGATATTTTCTTCGGCGATATTGTTATAACTCGCCTTGTCAAGATGGGCGAGCTTGTTGGGCGGCATCCGGAACCACCGGCAGACCTCAACCACGCCGAAACCGCGAGATTCTATCCACTGCGCGTCCTTATTCGGCTGCGAAATCGTCTTGTAATCCATCCCCGGACCGAGAATCGCGGTGGTCCAGTTGCGATTCGCGCCGCCGTACTGGTCCTCCCACCGCTCGCGAAATGCCGCGTGAGCCTCTTTGGTCAGCTCCCGAGCAAGCATCAGAATGCCACCAGGACGCGATCCGCGGCCAAAGAGGGCCGCGCCGGACTTTTCCTCGGCCATGGCAAGCCCAAGCGTCTCACGGGCCATTCTGGCGATGCTGTAGCCACTCAGGCCGTCACCACCCATGCCATGGACGTGGAACATCTGCCACGCTGGAACGGTCAAAACCACGCCATCGCCGACTTGAATTTGATATTCGAGTAGGCGATTCTTGTCCCGCCTGATTGTCACTTTCGACGGGTCGACCGGCCAGACGTATCTCGGTATTTCGGTACTTCCGGGCTCGAATTCGATGACTGAAAAGCCATTCCCCCAGCCCATAGCATGCTGAAGCGTAAGGGAGCGCCAGGTCATCGGCGTCATATCGGGGTTGGGCTCAACGTTGAAAATGCGATGGACGGCCAGGCTCGGTTCGCGTTCCTTCCCGCGGCGTGGCAATCGTCGATAGGCGGGACAGGGTATTTTGGCCACGTCCTCGGAAATCGCCCGCATTGCCCCAAAATATGCCGAAATGCCAAGAGCGGTGCGAGGATTGATTGATTCGCCAGACGCGGTCCGGGGTGGCCAATCGCCGGTAAACGCTGCATATAGCTCAGGACTTGGGTTCGCGAAGCTCGCCCTGGCCTGAACGAACTCTTCGAGAATCATGGGCGGCCATCCGTTTAAGCTCGGCGGCTAACCAGATTAACAACCCGGTGACAATGCAGCCAACCGGGACGGAAAGCAGAAACACGCCCCAACATAATAGACCTAAACCAACTATCGACGCAAGATGTAGTGTCAAATTCACGAAAAAGCAACCTCGGGCACGTCCTCTGACGGTGAATCATCCGCTGCCGCCATCGCCCGGTCAAGGGCCATGATAACGGCGATGCACGGGTCGATCTTGTCGGCTGAATGTTTCTTCGATAGCTTCATATTGTCGCTGCCGTCGGTAATCGCCCTAGCATTCTTGATCGCCCAGGCCAACACCGGGTTCCCGCCATGGGCGAGATTCCGCGAAATCGCCAAGGCCTGCATTTCCTTGGTCGCGGCCGACATCCCACCGAACGTCTGGCGGATTTCAACCACGTATTCGGCCTCCGGGTCGATTTCCTGCGTCAAGTGGGAGGCATTCCACGGATCAATTCCGATTGATCCCCGCTCGAAGTCGAACTTGCGGCGGTCTTCGGCGATCTGCTCCCGTATCAAGCCGTAATCCGTTCGGGCACCCGGCGATAGCGTCATAAAGCCTTCCCGAGCCCATTTCCGGTATTTGATCTTATCCTTGCGTTCGCGGTCCCTTGCGCCATCCTCTGGCACCCAACACCTAACGAGAATCGTCCACGGCTCGTCCGCGAGCGGCGGAAAGACCAGCGCCCAAGCGGTCAAGTCGAGCTTGGACGCAAGATCAAGCCCACCATAGCACCGTCGGCCTGCAAGCTCATCCTCATTGATGGGGTCGCTATTGCAGGCCTGCCATTTGGCGGCATCTATCCAAGGTGCCGAATCATCCTCAACCCAGATTCCGAGCCGATAACGTAGGAAATTCGGCCGCTTGTGTGGATGCAGAACGGCTTCTTTAGCGGCCGCCATGATTTCGTCCGGGTCAATAGTCACGCCGAAGCCCGGATTCGCCAGCTTGTGTGTTTGCGGGTCGAGCAGATAGGCGTCATCGTCGGCCTTTTTCTCGTCGGCTGCCCGGATGTACGCCATGTAGTCTATTCGCTCGGAATCGCCCTTGAGCCAGGACGCGGCCTCTTGATGTAGCTCCCAGCCGATTGATTCCTTGTCGACCTTGCCCGCCGTCGTAATGTCGAAACGCAAAGGCTGCTGCCGGCCAATCGTCGCATAGTAGAGCGTGTCAAGGAAACTGCGGTCGGTCC